AGGTCGTCTTCGATCTAGAAAAGAATCTCTCAGACAGTTGAAAAACCGTCACATGACCTCTCGGAAACGGGAGGTTTCGTTGTATATTGGACTCAACTAAAACAAATTGATGACAGTCAATCACGAAATCAAATCTCAACTTGCCAAACTGCTTGCTACTGAGGACTTAGTGGTTGAGCACAAGAAAGTAGAGACGGCTCAGTTTAACGTTCATACTCGTGTATTGATTCTTCCAATGTGGGAGCGAGCAAGTAGTGTTGTATATGATATGCTTGTCGGTCATGAAGTTGGTCATGCACTTTATACTCCCGATCGTGATTGGTTGAAGGAAGTCAAGATTCCTCCCCAGTTTGTCAATATTGTTGAAGATGCTCGTATCGAAAAAATGATGAAGCGTCGTTATGCTGGTCTGTCTAAAACTTTCTTTAATGGATATAAAGAACTTTCCGATCAAGATTTTTTTCAGATTGCTGAAGAAGATGTTAATTCAATGAATCTTGCTGATCGTGCTAATCTTTATTTCAAGATTGGTAATTTTGTAGATATTTCTTTTGATGATAAAGAGCAGCATATCATTTCTATGATTGATGAATGCCAAACTTTTGATGATGTTCTTATCGCAGCAGAGAATCTCTATAAGTATTGTAAAGAATATAAGTCCAAAACTGACCAACATCAAAAACAACAGAAAGAAGGTCAGCAGGGTCAATCTGATGAAGTCGAAGATAATTCTTCAGAATCTTCAGAAAACACTGAGTCTGAATATCAATCTGGCGAATCTGCCGATGATTTTAATATTGATCGTGATGCTATTGATGATGAAAAGGAAGATGAAGTTGATGTGAAAACTGCTGATTCTTTAGAAGAATCTCTCAAGAATTTGGTAAATGCTTCTGCACAGGAGAATATTTATCTTGAACTTCCTCAAGTTGATTTGGAAAAAATTATTATTTCTAATAGTGAAATTCATGACGAATGTAAAAACTTTTGGAGTAATTATGTGAAAGAAAGCAATCTTTCCGTTGGAGAGTTGTTTCAATATCCAGATGATGAATTTGCTAAATTTAAGCGTTCTTCACAGAGGGAAGTTAATTATCTTGTGAAAGAGTTTGAGTGTAAGAAAGCAGCAGATTCTTATGCTCGTGCCACTACTGCTCGCACTGGTATTCTGGATTGTTCTAAACTTCATACTTACAAATATAATGAAGACCTATTTAAGAAAGTGACTACTCTTGCTGATGGTAAGAATCATGGTCTAGTGTTTGTTCTGGACTGGTCTGGATCGATGTGTGATGTTATGTCTGATACGGTAAAACAACTTTTCAATCTTGTTTGGTTTTGTAAAAAGGTTTCTATTCCTTTTGAAGTTTATGCATTCACTAATGAATACCCAAAACAATTAGATGATGATGGTCGGAGGAGTCTTGCATATGAGAAGAGGGGTGGACTTGTACATGTTGGAGAGTATTTTTCTTTGATGAATATTCTCACTAGCAAAGTAAATGGAAAAATTCTTGAGCAGCAGATGAAGCATATTTATCGAATTGCTCATGCTTTTAGTCGCCGTGGTTACGGCCCTGTTCCACTTGGTATGGGTCTTTCTGGAACACCTTTGAATGAATCTATGATTGCTCTGCATCAAATTCTTCCTAAGTTTAAACAAGATCATAAATTGCAAAAAGTGCAATGTGTTGTCCTTAGTGATGGAGAAGGATACGATTTGAAGCGGCATACTGTTGTTGAACGTCCTTGGGAAGATGAACCTTACATCGGACTTTCTGCAATCGGTCATCGTTGTTTCTTAAGAGATCGAAATACTGGAAATACTTATTCTCTTGATTGTGAATGGTATGAATATACTGATATTCTTCTTCGCAACTTGAAGGATAAGTTTTCTGATGTAAACTTTATTGGTATCCGTGTCCTTGAATCTCGTGATGCAAACTCTTTCATGCGTCGTTATTGTAAATGTGAAGAAGTTCAGAATCTCCAATCTTCTTGGAAAAAAGAGAGAGCATTCTCTATCAAAACTTCTGGATATGATACTTACTTTGGTATTTCTTGCAATTCTCTTTCAAAAGAATCTGACTTTAAAGTTGATGATGATGCTACTAAAACTCAAATCAAATCTGCATTTGTGAAAAGTTTGAGAGTTAAAAAAATGAATAAAAAAATTCTTGGCGAGTTTGTCGAACTTGTTGCTTGATAAATATTTTTATAAGTAATAGGTAATCAAAATGTCAAGATTTGGATCTATGATTAGTGGGCAAAAAACACCTGCACCTGCACCCATAGCAGAACCGATAGTTGAGGAAGTAGTTGAAGAACCTACTTCTGAGGAGGAAGTTGTTGAACTACTTCCATATGAAAGTGATGTGTCGTTTCATGATATGACCAAAAAAGAATTAGAAGAATATGGTAGAACTGTTGGTATCGACCTAGATAGAAGACGTAGTAAAGAAAATATGATTCAAGAACTGGAAGATTATCTAGGGTCCGATTCTTGAACTGCCCACTCTACCCCTGACTCTGCCTCACTCTGCCCTATAATAACTTCAGTTGAAACAAATCACTTACATCATGTCCCTTTCAGCAGACTACATCCGCACCTCTCTTCAATCTTTGTATGGGGAATCCATTACAACTGGTGATATTCGTGCTTGGTGTGCTATGAATGGTAGTAATTATCAAACTGTGACTAAGAAGATTGAGAATTACAAAGTTGGTCGCGGTAAGTGGAATCTGGAAGTGACTCCTCAAAAAGTTGAGGAAATTGAACGTACTTATGAAGCACCTGCAGCAATGCCTGCCGTTGAGCAAAATCTTATCCCACAGAAAGATGATACCTTCGTCCAGTTTGGTAACTTTACTGATATTAAAAAAATTATTAAGTCCCGTCTATTCTATCCAACGTTCATTACGGGTCTTTCTGGTAACGGCAAAACGTTCTCGGTTGAGCAAGCGTGTGCTCAATTGGGTAGGGAACTTATTCGTGTAAACATTACTATTGAAACTGATGAAGATGATCTTATTGGCGGTTTCCGCCTTGTTGATGGTGCAACCGTCTGGCATAATGGCCCAGTCATTGAAGCACTCGAACGAGGAGCTATCTTGCTCCTTGACGAGATCGACCTCGCTTCTAACAAAATTCTCTGTCTCCAAAGTATTCTTGAAGGAAATGGAGTCTTTCTTAAAAAAATCGGAAAGTTTGTTCGACCCACTGCAGGTTTCAATGTCATCGCAACCGCAAACACTAAAGGTAAAGGTTCAGACGACGGACGATTCATTGGAACTAACGTGCTCAACGAAGCCTTCCTTGAGCGTTTTCCCGTAACCTTTGAGCAAGAATATCCAACTCCTGCTAATGAGGCAAAGATTCTCTCTAAGGTTGCTGATACTCTTGGAGTGAATGATGACAATTTCATCTCTCGTCTGGTTGATTGGGGTGACATTATTCGTAAGACTTTCTATGATGGTGGTATCGAAGAGATTATTTCTACTCGTCGTTTGATTCATATCATTCGTGCTTATAGTATCTTTGGAAACAAGGCAAAGGCAATTGATGTTTGCACTGCACGTTTTGATGATGAAACCAAGCAGGCATTCTTGGAGCTATATGATAAAGTCGATGCTGATTTTGTTATGCCTTCCGATGAGGTTTCTACTGAAGACTTTTATGTTGACGCTCAAAACATCTCCTGATATAATAATATATGACTAACTCTTGGTCTTTTCTATTCGACGAGTTAAAAATGAGTGAAAATTATCAAACTTCCTATGAAGACAGTATTAAATCCATTAAATCCAAGTATTGGTACGATTATGATCGTAATGATCCAAATCGTGATGACCCTTTTGTGGATGATGGAGTTAGTATGACAGGAAATTCATCTTCAGGAGATGATGATATGATCAATTTTTATGATAATTATTCTACACAATCAGTTTCTATGGACGACACTTTGAATTATACGGGTTTTGATATGACAAGTAACAACCCCACTCGATTTAAATATAGCGAAGAACGTATTCTTAAAGAACTGACCGATTATATTTCTGGCACATATAACCAACACTATTCTGCTGGTGATGATAAAATACAAACACTTGATTTGATTGAGGCATGTGGTGATGGTGAATCCTTCTGCCGCAGCAACATCCTCAAGTATGCCTCTCGTTATGACAAGAAAGGCACTGCACGTCGTGATATTATGAAGATTCTGCATTATGCTGTGCTTCTGATGCATTTCAATGATAAGAATGCAAAACGTGAAACCTACAACCAATGAAATTGAAAGAACGTACAATGAAACTGTCTGATAATGCCCTTGCTATCCTCAAGAACTTTGCCGGAATTAATAATTCTATTCTTGTGAAGCAGGGTAACAAACTCCGAACTATTTCTGTGGCAAAGAACATTCTTGCCGAAGCAGAAATCAAA